AAGTTGTATTAGATGGATTATAAATATTACCACCAACAGTAACAATATCACCTATTTTTGTATACCAACAAACACTAGTAATAGTGCCAAAATTAGTTGTTGCCGTCCAAGTTCCAGTTTCGTAATCGTCTAAATGATTAGCCGAACCAGTGCCTCCAAGGTAAACACCGCCACCAAGGTAGAGGTCTTTGAACCGTTTATCACTTTCGCCTAGCGTAACAGTGTTATCTGCATCAGAGCCATTGTCTCTTGGACTTACTTCATTCCCTGCAAAACGTATTCCTGCGTGTCCAGCTTCACCGTCTATGTAAAAGCCAGTAGATTGTACTCCAATACTCCCCACATCACCATCATTATTTTGAAACATTTGAATATTGCCGTAATCATTAGTCCCTGAGCCTATTCTTCGGGCATACAAAGCTGGGCCATTATCGACAGTGTGGATGGCAAAATTATTTAAACGCAGTTCATGACCTTGAACAGCGCCATCAGATGAAGTTTTTGAGTGTAATAAATTACCGCTGCTGTCGATACGCATACGCTCATTTGCATCGCCATTAACTTGAAATGTCATTGGCCCTGCGGCTTTGTTGGTTATGTACATTCGAGTGCCACTTATACCAATGCCGCCTATAGCATTAGTTGCATCTGTATCTCTAACATAAATAAATGATCCTGTTGTAGCACCAATATCTAACGCTTTACCAAAACCAAAACTATCAGTAGGGGATACACCAATACCAACATTACCGCTGCTGTCGATAATAAGCCTGTTTTCTGAAGCATCTACATCTCTAATAGTAAAACCTGAGTTAGAAACACCTGGAGTACCTCCACCTATTTGAAAGTTATCAAACCCTGAGTTTGTGTGGGTAAATTTTAAAGTAGGCAGACCATTGCTTGCAGTGTTTATATCTACGCCAGTAACATCTACACCAGTTGCTGTAGTGGCGAGTTTGGTTGCGTTGTCATAACGTAAGTCTACGGCACCATTTTCGCTTGCTATTACAGCGTTTTCACCGTTAGTGCCTTGCAATGCTACAGCTGTTGAGCCTCTAATTGCTAAAATGCCAGCCCCACTATCTACAATAAAACTATTAGACCCATCATGGTAAATCTGTAGGTCAGACCCAGCGCCAAAAATGACCTTACCATTATCAGCAACAGTCATGTCGTTAGATAAAACAATATCGTCTAAGGTTACTGTACCTGAGATGTCCTTGTCTGCGCTATCGGCTAAGTCTCTTGAGCGTGTCATTATCCTGCCTCCAGTGCTGCTACTTTAGTTTCTAATGTTTCAATCTTTGCTATCGCCTCTTGCAATGCAGCCGTTAACAGTGGCACAATTTTGGACTGATCAATGCCTTGGTAATCAGGAACGCTGCGAGTACCCATGACTGCTTCTTCAACCACATTACCATCATCATCGGTGACAGCCGCTGTGACCTCGTACTCCTCATCCATCACAGCGTCTTTTGTGCCAGTGACTGCTTCTGGAACTACTGTCGCAGCCTCGTGTGCAAGGAAGCCATCAACCGTAGTGTCTGCGTCTGCAATGAAGTTAAAGCGTTTGGGTGCTAGTTGTTTAACTCTTGTAATACCATCGGTAACATCTGTTACGTTTTCTTTAAGGCGGTAGTCTGAGGATGTGTTGTAGGCTGTGCTTGTTGTATTAGATATAACACCTCCAACATTGTTATTGTTTACATAAAAGATAAGTTGACCAGCTGAAGAGGCTGCCGTCGCATGAAGCTCAAGGCCGTATTGCGACATATTGCTGTACTCTATAAATGCTCTTGCGATACCACTCTTTGATGCTGTGGCATTTACAAATAAGTTACCGCTGCCGTCGATACGCATACGTTCATTTTGCCCTGCGTAAAACTCCAACGTACTAGTAGAGCCTTCAAACTTAATCCCTGAGCGTACCTGTCCAACAGATCCACCAGAGTAAGAATACATATAATTGTCGCCAGAAGTAGCTATGCTACCGTTGGTGATATTAAGACCGCCACCGCTAGGTATACGCATACGTTCTGAAGCATTAGTGTAAAACGCCATGTGATCAGTGGAATTATTGTATTCTATCTGACCAATATTATCATCACTGCTATCGCCAAATTGTAGTTGTGCTGATGAAGAAGCTCCTGCAATAATAGCTAGATCAGTTTGGCCTGATGAGCTTACTGTGAGATTTCTCGAAGGAGAATTATCTCCAATCCCAACATTACCATCACTTGTAATACGCATACGTTCAGCAGTAGAATTTCCAGAAGATGTCATAAATGCTAATGATTCAATTCCACCAGTTGTATTTCCTGCAACGCTAACGATACCCGATGGTGCAGTTCCAGATTGTGACCTAAAAGCAATACCAGAGGCGCTGTTTGTTACACCTCTATCTTGGAATATTTCTAAAGCGTTCCAAGTGCTAGAGGTGTTAGGTACAAACGCATTCCCTTGACCGTCAAGAGTGTGAAGCACAGTACCGTTGCTGTTGATACGCATACGTTCTGAGCCGTTTGTGTAAGCAGTAATAACTCCACTAGAATTATCAGCACCAATACGCAATTCTGTTCCTGTCGGATTTTGAATGTACCTATTTGTACTGCCAAAAGTGGCTTTGCCCGTCCCATCAACAATAAGCCCATCAGCCGTGATAGTGCCAGTAACATCTACACCAGCAGATGTAGTCTCAAACTTTTTAGAGTTGTCGTGGTACAGTTCTACTGCACCGTTTGAAATAAACTTACCTTTAGTTTCATTTAAAGCAGCATTAGTAATGAGAATATTATTATCCCCACCCACATACAAATCACCGACACCATCATCTTTTATAATGCTTGCTGAGCCATTGTGATAAATCTGTAAGTCATCACCATCGCCCATGCGGATCTTATCGTTGTCACCAAGGTCAACATTCTGAACAGTAGCTGTATCAATAGTGATAGTAGAGCCAGTGACAGTAAGGTTGCCACTGACTGTTAAATCTTGAGTTGAGGTATTGCCAGTGAAGTTTTGGTTAAGCACCTGAAATGCTGTAAAAGCTACAATATCAATTATATCGTTAGCTGCTGCACCACTAGCTAGTACAACGTCTGACCCATTAGTTGCAGTAAAATCGGCAGGAGCGAGTTTAACCCCATTCATAAATACATCTATGAAGTTTGGGGTATATCCCCCAGTTGAAAAACTGGTTTGATTGGCAGTTGCGGTAAAGGTTTCCCTCGTCTGCGTTGCCTGTGGTACTGGTATAGTTCCAATGTATCCTGCCATGCTTTTACTCTTTTACTCTGGGTTACTTGCCGCTAAATGTGCAGCGTAGGCTGTCTTTACTGCGTCTGTATGAAACTGAGTTGCCAATGCTTTTACATCATCGCTTTCACCTGATACGTCTGCATCTGGTGCTACAACATGACGATGAAATGAACGGCTAATCTCAACGCCATCCTTCTTGATAACAGTTGCGGTTCTCACTTGTATCATTTTGTAATCACCGACTATCTCTAATTTGTCTTGAACTGTTTCTTCTGTTAGTGCCATTTTTTTATCTCCTTATGGCTGTGGACTGACTACCCTGCTGTCCAACAGGGGTGTTATGCTGTCATGTAAGTGACTCCAAAATACATATCTTGAGAGCCAGAAAAGTTTAATTGACTGCTTTGAAGCTTTGCGTAAGCCCCTTGAGCAGACCAATATGGTTGAATATTCGTTGTGCTAGATGGAATAAAAGCTACTAAAGTATGTTGACCTGAACTAGCAGTTACATTTCTATATAAAATTGAACCTGATGAATCTTCACTTGGCGTAAAAGGTAAGCCACTTAACTCTATAGCACCAGTTGGATTAGGGACAGTAGATGCTGTATTACCAAAGATGTGTACTGTATTACCTATTTTTGTATATTTCATAGTACTTGATGGGCCGCTTGTTCCATTGCCTATCCAAGTTGCATTGAAAGTTCCCTCTTCGTAATCGTCTAGCTTATTAGACCGACTGTCGAACTGAATACCGCCAGACAGGTAGAGGTCTTTGAAGCGATACGATGAACCACCCAAGTCTACACCGCCATCACTGTTTCCGTTATCTTGTGGTATCCATTCGGCTCCACCAAACTTAATACCTGTTTTACCTGTTGCGGTACTACCTTGGACAATTAGATTGCCACCATTAGCCCCAATACTACCTACCGCAGTGCCAGATCGGTTGAGCTTCAAAATATCTCCGTCACTTCCACCACGGCCAAGTTCTAAGGTATGTGTACCTCCAGAATACATATGGCTAGTGCCATCAGTCACTAAACCAATACCTGTCCCTGTTACACTATTGGTAGTCATACCCACAAGCAAGTTTCCTGACGCATCGAGACGCGCACGTTCTGAACCATTTGTTCCAAAAACTACTGGGTGATTTGTATTTGTTTGAAGTATTGTTTTTGGATCACCAGTATTATCAGCCCCAAACACACCAGTCACAGAACTTGACTTAACGTATAGCTGACCGCCACCACTACTCGCAGTACTGGTAATTGTTAGTGCTTTATAATTACTGTTACTAACAGGAGAAGTATCGCCAATTCCAACATTTTCTGAGCTATCTATGGTTATTGCTGTAGCATCAGCGTTGTCGTCAATGCCAAGTCCTGATGTTAAAGGAACCCAAGCACCAGCATGAGCAAAATAAGCCTTACCAGTTGCGTGAACGTGAGCAAACATCCCGTGATAAGTAGAGGCGCTAGGTAAGTCTGATAGTTGTGCATATACGTTTGCGTAGGTAATTTTATTAGCACCGAAATCTACATCACCGCTAAACGTACCGCCAGATGCAGTTATACTTCCACTTATATTAGCATCACCACTAACGTCAGCAGCTGTTGTGCTTAGATTTACTGCCTTTGTGCCAACGTAACCACCCATTAGGTTATCTCCATGTAACTCATCGTAACTGAAAGCTTATCTGCTACAGAACAGTCCACCTTTATAATATCGCCAACATTCATGTTAATTTTACCGTCTATTGGTGAAAGCATAGAACCAGCAGGAATAGGCACATCTTTAATTAAATGCGCTGTCGTGTTTTGCGTCTGACCTGTTTGAGTTGTTGTGCTTACTAAAGTCACTGAAGCTGTAACTTGTGCAGTGTGAGTATTGGCTAATGTTAAACCAATTAAAACTACCGTACTGCCACTCTGTACTGTATAAATAGCCTCTGGAGTTCCAGAACTAGCAGGGGCTAAATCTCTTGTAACTAATTTAAAATCATTTGCCATTTTTCTATCCTAACGCAATCGCCATAGCTACAGGTACGTTTGCACGTTCATTAAAATCTTGGGACGATAGTGTAATAAAAACACTCGCGCTACCTGATAAATTTAAAAGAGAACCAGTAGAGCTAGATTGCAAAGAACGGCTTAATGTTGTGCCACTGTGCGTGTATGTGCCAGTGCCGATTTCGTAAGCATTTCCGTCCTCTACAACATAAGTTACAACGTCACCATTAACTATACCGCCATCAGCAAAAGTCCTAAAACCAGTAACCGCACTACCTAAAGTAATCGTACCTGTTCCACTTGTGCTAGTGTTTACTTTTACTCTGTCAGCTACTTTACCCATTAATCACCTAGCTTGGGTCTGGTATGCCAATGTCCAAGGCGTTAAGGCTCCAAGTGTTTCCGCTGTTAACAGATTGTGAAGCCGTAAGCGCACCTGTCACTAACAAACGTGAATTTGTGGTGTCTGTGATTGCGTAATGTGTTGCTGTGCCAGTGCCAGTAATATTACCGTCTATTATTGCTGCCAGCGTTACTTTTCTTCCACCACCGCTGCGATCCGCTGGGTTTCCAATAGAAATACTGGTTTTATTGCCCAAAGTATGCGTTGACGTTGCAGAAGCATAACTTGTAGCTTCCTGAGATGTTAAATCTACCCTGTTAGCCTCCGTGTCTAAAATCGTTAGGCCGTTATCTAGTACCCTGTCTGCTATGCTTGCCATTAGTAACTCCTTATCTTCATTCTGCGACCAGAGCCGCTAGTTTTTGATCGTTCACTTTCCAAATTGATATCATTAATTGCCTTTTGATACAAGGCTGCCCATGTGTTCGCACGATTGTCCTCCTGCAAATATGGCGCAGAATGAAGTAAAGAACCATAAAGATAAGCGTCAGGAAAATTAGTTAAAATCCAGTTTGTTGCCGTTGACGCATTTAATGGATCAATAGTTTCATAATAAAGCATCTCCAAAGTATAAGACGCATCAGGCGTTGGAAAGACCTCAATACTACCATCAAGTATAGCAAAGTTTACTGGCCTGCCGCTTGTATTAAGATTTTTCGCCCTTAAATTAGATATTTGAAAAGCGTTGACCATTTCTAAAGTATTAGTATCCGCAGTATTTAATGACATACGAATAGGCTCTAAAAAATCAGTAGGTAAAGCTGTGTATTGAGTATCAAGAACTGCATTAGCACGTTTTTCCATACGCCAATGCCTAACTTCTCTATTCATACCAGTTTCAGCAAGTGTAATAAAATCAGGTATTACTGATGTTAAATCATCTCTGTTTAAAAAATCAGCTATACTAGCTTTTAGCTCATCATAAGTCGTTAACGCCATTTAACAATTCCATCTTCTACGAGCAGCTTTGCCACGTTCACCTGTCCAACCTCTAGACCTAGCGCAAAAAGACTTCTTACGAGCCTTATCTTTTGCAGTTAAATTTTTCTTTTTTGTTACAGCCGTTTTTAGTTTCGACTTTGGGTTTTTTCTTCTATGTGCAGCAACACCTTTTGCGGTCATGCCAGCACCTTCTTTTACTGTTCGATAGTTTCGCCCTTTACCTTTAGTTGTTTTGCGTATGGCTTTTTCAGCTTTTCGTGGCATTAAAAATTACTACTTACATTTAATTTAAAGGCATAACAGCATTTATATATTGAGCTTTCTGTTCTTGCGACATCATATCGAAATTTAATCCAGACCTAGCAGCTAAATTTTTTGCTTGCTCCATTACAGAAGCCATCATCGGATTTGTAGTTTGAGGGCCACCTCTAAAAGTTAAAGCATCATTTGCCCCAACTTGCTGATTCATAACCGTTGCAGCAGTAGGAGCTAACTGCTCTGCACTTGGAGCAAACCCTCTACTTGTTAAAACTCTTGGGTCAACATTGTTTTGAGAATTAGCTACAGCCTGAACAATAGGTGAAGTATTCGGGCTAACCATAGCACGCTCCATTTCAGAGCCATATGGCTTTATTCCAATGTCATTTAACATACCACTAAAAATACCGCCCTTAAAAGTATCACCGCGAGTATCAAAACCACCGCCATCCATAGCATCAAAAAAAGCAGGAACGTAACGCTTGTTTACCTCATCAAAATAACCATATCTACCATCAGAATTAGCTGCTGCTCTATCTTCAGCAGAAGTGCGCTCATATCTAGCTGCGCCTTTATTAGAACCAAGACCGCCCTTGCGCTCTTTAGCACTACCACCACTACCGCCACTATTACCTCTCATAGACGCAAAATGACTAGCATGAGGATTGTCCATACCAAGAGCAGCGTAGTGCCTCTCCACTTGCGCCATATGCTTCTCTCTGTCAGTTTTCTCAGCCATTACTTCTTACCCTTTTTAGACTTTTTCTTCTTAGGACGTTTCTTAGCTGTCTTAGCTGCATCCTTAAAATTTTTATCAGAAGGTGCGCCTTTTGCACCCTTCTTACGCATTTTCTCACCAGAACCAGCTTTAATTCTAGCTCTCTTTTTAGCAATGTTTCTATATAAAGACATTATTTTTTCTTAGCTTTTTTAGCTTTTTTCTTTTTCTTAGTCGTTTTTTTAGGCGGTCTACCCATTGTAGAGCCATATGTCCCCTTACCACTCGGCATAATCATCTCCTTTATTTTTCTAAACACATACCACATTATGCAATGCCACGCAAATTGCGTTTTATGTCGCCTTTCCAGCTAGTAAATGCTCCAGATAATGCAGTTGCAGCATCACTTGCCATCGTTAAACAAAGCGCATCAGCCAAATCAGGTGACGCTAATCCACGCTTACGCATCTCATCCTTACTTTCAGCTTTCATCTTACCACTAGACGTAAAGCTATATCTAATACCTGTCAATTCCGCTAATAACTGATCGTCTTTCGGCAACTTACAAGCACGATCCTCAAACCAACCCTTAGTCTTAAACCATAACTCACTACGCAAATTTAAATATGTAGCGCCCATACTAGGCGCTTCTGCAACATTAACACCACGAACAGGCAACTCTAGCTCACGCAATCTATCAACAACACCAGAACCAAGACCAATACTATCCACAAGTATCTCTCTAGGCCGTCTGGATGGCTGTAAACCTTCATATTCTGCAACAACACGACCAACAGTCTGCATCAAATCTAAACCAGACCAAGACCTCATTTCAGTCACAATAGAACCCTGACGCTTGCACAACGCAGTTTTGTCATTGCCAAACCTACTAACATCCAAACCCCACACACTAGGCAAGTCCTCATCACCCTCAACATCACGATGTATCGCATTCTCAACCAAGTGATAAGGTATAATTGTATCATCGTCAGCCTGTGGGAATTCGCCTAACACTCTGATTCTAAAGGCATTACTGTCTTCACCATAGCGCAGCTTCATCTCTTCGACAAACTCATCACTTACCAAAGGACTATCTACGCATGACCAACGCCTTGTCCACCAGCTATCAGCAAGCCTATTCTGGCTCTCAAAAAACGTGCCGCTAGACCTAGTAGGGTTGCTTAACATAATAGTAGTTGCATTATGACCAGACATAGAACCAGCAGCAGCCTCAAATACTTGCTCTGGCACACCACTAGCCTCGTCTACAATCAGCATAACGTGTTCTGAGTGTACCCCAGCAAGCGCTTCTGGCGTTTCTGCACGACTAGTTCTAGCCGAAATAAACATTTCACTAGGCGCAGAAGTATGCTCAACACGATCCGACTTCACGTTTAAAACTTCCTTAAACGCATCAGGTAACTCATTTATCCAGCGCTTCATCTCAGCAAATAAAGCATCAAATAACTGACTAGACGTAGGCGCAGTCACCACAACCTTATTAGGGTAGTGCATCAAAAAATACCAAAGCATAGCCCAAGATGCAGCAGTACTCTTGCCAGTTCCATGTCCAGAGCGAATTGAAATTTTTCTTTCACCGTCTGCAATAGCTTGTAAAAACTCAGCCTGATAATCTAACGGCTCTACACCAAGCACCTCTCTCACAAACAATGTCGGCTTCCTAGCGTAGCGCTGGGTAAACTCAATCATCGTATTCTGAGATAAGTCATTCATGGTCAATAACCTTCATCTTACGCAGAGCATCTAAATGCAAGTCACCAATGTTAATCTGGATGTTTTGCTGACTACCACTACCATACCGATTTTTATTTAAAGATGAAGCTATAAAATTATGCTGCTGCGCTAAACCCTTCGCAATGCCAATATCAACCTGATTAACATTTGCCTCACTAACGTCACGGCTGTTCTTACCATTTAACGCCTCGTCAACCTCAACATCACGCCTGTCCTTAATATCGTTCAACATATCAAACGCTGCATCAGCATGAGCATCTGCAACTTGATGCTCTATCTCGCGTATGGCATTACCATACTTTTCGTTCTTCACAATGTTACGCCTAAAGTAACCACGATCTAACCCAAGCTCTTTTGCAATCATAGGTATAGTTTTGCCTGCAAGTAACTCCTGCTGCAAAGTCTCAACTCCACCACGCTTATCTAGCTCTGCAATAGCTTTTTTGAATTTTGGTCTGCCTGCCATGCTTTCCTCATATTATTACCTCGCCCCGTACTGCAACTAATAATAATAATATACTAAA